AATTAAAAAAAGTTGGAGCATTATCTCCATCAACAACAACTAACTTATCATTACCATCAAAATTAAATCGTTCAAAATTATATCTTGATGCACTACTTCTACTTGCATCTCTTTCTGTCCAATTTTCTGAAACTACATTATCTACTGCGTGAGCTGCAGCACTTGTTGAACTTGTTGCTCTTGTTACACCTGTAAAAGTTGTTGATGTTACACCAGTATAAGTAAATACTTCTGAATTAATTTGTAATGTACCACTTGAACTAAATCCAGTTGTACTATCTACAGTTATAGTTCCTGAACCTGTCATAGCTGTTCCTGATGCTATAGCTGTAGCTAATTCAGTAGAAGCTGAACTAAATATTTTTTGTCCTCTTGCAGCTACTATTTTATCTGCAAAGTTTACTACCATTAATACTTCTTCACTAGAAGAAGATGTTTGAGGAACTATTTGATTTACAAATTTTTGAAAACCATCTATTCTTCTATAACCACCATCTATGTCAGGTTCAAAGTTTTCTAACTCTAATGCTTGACCAGGTTGCATATTAAATGTTGGTTGATTTAAAACTAAACCACCTTGACATGGAAATGCAAAAGGGCTTACTTGAGATTGGTCAGGCATATTAGCTTACTCTTGTTGTTATATCTGACGTATTTGAATATCCTTGTCGTGGTATAAATGTAGACCTAACATAGTCAAATCTATTTACTAATAGTGTTTGCATATTTTTTATGCCTTGTTCAAATCGTGCAAAGTTAATACCGTACTGTGTGGTTTCTCCTCTATATTGATATACAAAAGCTGTAGCACCATCTGCTATAACAGGTGCAAACCTATCAGGTATGGTTGTTGTGTCACTATGTGCTGTCATGTCACTTGGAAAAGAAAAGTAATCATATTTTATAGAAAAAGATTTTGTAGGATAAGGATATAAAATATAGTTATTATCAGGAGTTCTAATAACAGACTGTGGTATACCTCCTCTTTCAAACTGTGCAACTGAAACACCACTATCATGTGCTGATGCTGTTGTTGAATTAGCACCTCGTGTTGCCCCTGTAAATGTTGTGCTTGTTGTTCCTGTATAGGTTACTTGTTCATTTCCTATAAATAAAGTACCTGCACTATCAAATCCTGTTGTGCTTACAACTGTAATTGTAGTAACAGAATCTGTATGTGAAGTGCTTAATGTAGTTGTGCTTATTTCGTCTTCTTGAGTTATGTATGAATTTACATAATCATTATAGTCTATTATCCTTAGTTTACCACCACTAGTTCCTAAATCGCTGTCTTTTACTAATCTAAATGTATTGTAATCTACAGTTTTAGCATCTGTAGGTATACTATATTTAAATGTTCCAGCAGTTAATGTTTCTGTTTTTGTTGTGTGATTAAAAGGATATTGAAATTCTTTTTGATTAATAAATCTTACGGCTTCGTTTACAGCGTTCTTACATTGTGTTTGAATACCTCTTGAGTTAGTAAAATCACTAGAAGTTAACTGTACTTCATTTAAACGTGCTATTACTCTATTCGTATGTGTAAGAAATGTTTCTGCCATAATGTATCCATGAGAAAGAGGGCAAGTTGCCTTGCCCCCTATAATTTATGAGTTACGCTAATGTATCTCTATCTACTTCATCAGCAGTCATTGTGCCAATGTCATCGATATCCATGCATATAGCAAACAATCGGAGTTTACCTCCAGTTGTTGTACCTGTCATTGCTTGGATTTCAATGTCAATAGTATCTGAAGTGCCACCAACAATAACTGGAGCATATGCTGCAGGAGTAGGAGCATAATCACCTACACTTGCACCATCAAAGTCAAAACCATCAACAAAGTTGTCAAGGTCTCCACCTGTTATGCCAAAGTCAAAATCAGTGTCTGTAGAAGTACCAGCGTGTGCTTCTGTAACTTCAAAACCTGCATGAAGTATAACAGTATTCGCAGGAATAGTTAGTCCAGGAATAACGTCATTAGCTGCAAGAGCAGTACCTTTATCTGTTACTGCTTGAGCAAAGTCTAGTGTATGCTGAATAAAGTATGGCTGTCTACCTCTAGAACCCATACCTCTAGCAACTGAAGTTGTATTATCGCCTAATGCCATATTAAATTCTCCCTTACGCTAAACAATATGCAGCAGTCACGATAGCTTCAGGTCTGAGTATCTTTCTGCCATACAAATGCATACCACGAACAATATCAGCGAAACTATCAGGGTCTCTGTAAGTTTCTGTTTTATTGATTTGTTCAGCAGTAGCCACAGCAGATGAATGACCTGCCACAATAATTCCAAAGTTTGAAGTATTCTGACCACCTGTTGTAGAAGGACCTGTGCCTAATGACGGAAGGTTGTTAGATGTGTATACTTTAAAACCATGTAAATTATTTAAAACAAGACCATTTTGTAGCCCTGAACCACCAAAATCTCCATTTAAAAGACGTGAATCTTCATCTTTTAAAATTTCAATAAATACTGGGTCAAGAACTAACCATCTGTTTGTTGTGTCAACATTTTGCTGGTCTAATAGTCTAGACATACGTGCAATAACCTGTAATGGAAATGCATTACCTGTTGTTCCACTCTTGGCTGCTGTTGCACCACCTGCTCTTGGCTCAAGACCAATTGCATTGTTTGCAGTACCTGCAGTACCATTAGTCTGTGTAAAATCAGAAGCATCAATAGACATTGAAGCTAATAATTCTGCACCCACTAAGTTAGAACCACTAGAGGATGTTGAAACGGCTTTAGCACCGTTTACAGTTGTGTTGACAGTATCAGCAGCACTATGTAATGCTGACTGCTTAAAGCCTGACAAGTAACCAAGAACATCTTGGTCAAATTGGTCGGCTAGTCTATATGCAGCACGGTCTGAAGCTAACTGTTGAAAGTTAACGTGACTGTGTGCTTCTTCGATATCATCAACCTTAAATGCAAAGTAGTTAGCTTTGTCAATTGTTAGGCTGAACTCTTCATCGTCAAGGTCTTGTGGTGTAATTGCTGTACCACGAGAGTATGCCTTAACTGTGATTTCAGGTTCTTTAATAACCTTAACGGAATCACCCATGTTAGCAATTTCGCCAAAGTAATCTGAATTAGTGATTTCTTCAACGACTGATGACTTGCGAAATGCAAGTTGTACCTGTTTGCTGTAAATAATTGGGCTAAAATTACCATTAGGAAGATTACCATAACCTGCTGCACTTGAAAATGCCATAGTTATTCTCCTTTAAGAATATTTACACATATGCAAAACGTACAAATTTATTAACAAGGGCTGACTTACGTAAGGTGCATATCGTATAAGGTGTACAGTCTTATAGTCAATGGGCTATGTTTATCAGGTATTCTTTTAAATTATTGTTGTTTGCTTAAATTATAAGTAATATAAGTAAAGGTAATCACATATATGTGGGCTATACTTATACTCTTATATATAGTTATATATATAAAACTTTATTTGTCAACAGTTTTTTCTTTAGGAACTTCAACAAAACTAAAGTTTACACTAAAGGAACGTCTCTCTCCCTTAGTCTTAAATGGATAAACACAGTGAAATAATTCTGCAGGAAATACATAAAAGTCTCCTACTTGTGGTTTAACCATAAAATTTGTTTGACTATATCCTGATGGTGTACCATGAGCAAACTGTATATGCCCATTTGCAGGATGATGGTCTTTATAGTCTTCTTCCCATTCTTTATCAATACCTTTAGGTAATGCTAGATATCCAACACAAGACATCCTAGAACCTGTGTGAATATGTAATGGGTTATATTCGTTTTCAAATTGTCGTACAAACCATCCTGATGCTATTTGTATTCCATAATTATTATTTTCAGTATCTAGTTTATCTCTACCAAAAGAATGTCTATATTCAACGTAATTATGAAATCTACCAATAAAATGTGAAAACTCGTTTAACCATAGCTTTTCTATTTCTTCGCTAAATCTTAACTCTTGTTTAACTTTACCTACTAAGCTATCTGACCAATCTTCTAAGTCAGGACTCATTAACTCATTCATCTTTCTTAAAAAAGATGGAGACATTTTTTTGTATCCCATTACAGGACCAAATGGTGCTATATACTCTTCCTCCTTTTTAGGAGTGTATATTTTACTATGATGTGCCATAACGTATTCCTATCTAGCAGAACCTGATACATCGTATATAAATGTACCATTACGCATTGATTCCATTATAGCTTCAGAGTTTTTCTCGTATTGTTGTGCAGACATTTTTTGAACATCTGATTCTCTAATACCACCTTTATTTTTTTCTTGTGGCTTACTTCTCATAGACTTTGTTGAAACAGTCTTTGCTATATCATTTGACTGTTGACCACTTTCTTTTTTAATATTTCTATCAACTTTGTATAAGTCTATAGCTCTTGCAGCAGAACGTGCATCACTATCGTTTTCATATAAGGCATCTTGAACCCACTTAGGTTGTTCTTCTGCCCACTCATGGAAGTCATCACTTTCTCTAATATCAGCAAAGTCAGGATGTATGTGTAATAATTCTGCTTCAGCCTTTTCTTTTGTTGCTGATATTTTCATCTCATCAATTGCTTGTAATTTTTTTTGTATATCAGCCGATTGTTCTTTGGCTTTCTTTATAGCAATTGTTTCAACTATCGCAGCTACATCGGGATACTTTTTAACCCAAGCATCTAAATCTTCTTCAGATGTTGGCAGTCTCATTTCTTTTCTAGTTGCTTCAGATAGTTGACTTTCTAGTGCTTCTATCTTAGATTTAAATTCTTCTGATTGTTTTTGTTGATGTCTTCTTAAATCAGAGTATCTCTTCTTAAAAGTTTTTTCTTCAGGACTAGAGGGTTCTTCTTCTTTTACTTCGCCCTTTTGCTCTTCAGTTAGTTCTTTTAATTCCTTTTCCTCTTTTTCAATTCTTTGTTCATTAGAATAAGGTTTAGTCATAAACGCAACTTTTTTAGGTGTTGCTTCCTTTGTCATTCCTTCAGTCATTATATTCTCCTTGTTGGGGTCAAAGTAGCCATCATATGGGGTATGAGTAGCCAACAAACTAGGTATTTATCGTGTACCTAAACCACGTCTTACAACAGTCTTTGTAGGTTTTCTTAATCTTATTAAACCCATAATATCAGGTCCTAATATTTTTGCTAAGACTCTTCCCTCTGCTGTTCCTTGTAATCCTCTAACTATTTCTTTTTCATCTTCTGTAAGAGAAGCGTATCTCTCACCAAATACTTTAATTAGTTCTTCCATTTAGTTTTCCTACAATATAACATAATGGTTCTAGTATTGCTCTTTCAACTGCACCTGCCCAATGTCGTTTACCTTTCTTCTGCATCCAAATATCGGCAGTTCTTCTACGTGCAACACCCTCTAACCACTTTCTAATAATCTTGTTAGATGTATTATTATCTTTATATGCATATCTAACAAGAGGTTTAAAAATAGTATGATAACCTATTTGATAGTGTTTGTCAAGTGTTTTACTTTGATTTAACCAAATTGCTTGTCTAAAAGAACCAAATCCATACTGATTATTCATAGCAGTACAAATTATTTTATCACTGCCTTTATCTTCTTTCTCTTCTTTTTTTTCTTGTGCAACTTGTTGTGCAGCTTGTTTAGCAGACTTACCACCCTCTTTTGCTTTGACAGTACCACCAGGCTCTCTTGTTCTGACCACTGAACCTGCTTCAGCACCTGAAACACCAGACATAATATTACTTACTCTTTCTGCTTCTCTTTGGTCTTTTTCAGATTGTTCTCTCTGTAATCTAGCTTGTTCAGCCGCATCTTCTATTGCTTTTCTCTCAGCTGCTGCTTTATCGGCTGCTGCCTTTGCTTCAGCTTGAGCTATCTTAGCTTTTGCTTCGGCTTCGTCTAAACGCTTTTTTTCTTGTTGTGCTGCAATCTCTTGCCGTCTAATTGCTTCTTGAGCATCTTGTTGTGCTTTTCTTTCTTCTTCTTGTATTCTTTCACCTTCGGCAATAGCAGACCCACTATCTAATATTTGTTCAGTTTGTTCTCCTAATCCAAAAGTTTCATCATCAGCTATTGCAAGTTCTGCTTCAGGTTTAACTTGTTTACTACTAGGTGTTCCTGAAACATCAGGTTCAAAAAAGAAACCACCTCTTGTTATATTAAAAGCACCGTCAAAAGTTGTTGAATAATCTGGTTCAGTTTTTGTAAATCCTTTACCTATTGTTTTTGGACTAGATGTATCTCTAACTCTTTTTGTGACTTGTGAATCTAATAAACCAAATTTTAATTTATTTGCTGGTGATAAAGGACTGCCTTTTCTATTTCCATCTTCATTTAAAAAGAAAAATTCATTTGTATTAGGGTCTCGTTCTATTACAATCTCACCCGTAGCAGGGCTATACGCTGTTGAAATAAATCTACCTTTAGGTCTAGGCTTAGGACCTTTTTCATCAGCATCTATTTCGGATACACCTGAATCAGTACCTACTAATGGTGGCAACTTTGTTCTTGTAACTTCTCCTCTAGGGTCGATAGGAGTTGTTCTTACACCCGATAATCCAAAAGTTTCATCATCTGTTATTTCAAGTCTTGGGTCTATCTCTGTTGCTGCAGTGGCTTCTCCCGCAACACTAGCTGCTGTTCTCTGTGCAGGAGATGGTTTAGGTGTAGGAGTAGGAACATCAGATTTAAGTCTATTAAATGCTTCTAGTATACCTTCTTCATTAAATAAAAACTGTGGCATACGAATACCTGTTTCACCAAATGTAGCTTTATCTCTATTAGCTAATAGTGAATCAAAAGTTCCATCAAAGTTGTCTCCAGCATTTGTCAATATAGATTGAACATAGCCATCATAACTTCTATCTCTCATCTCTTCTTCTTCTTGTGCAACTTGTATGGCACGTTCTCTATCTTCATCAGGTTGTGTTGTTCCCACAGTAGGTCCGGCTTGTATAACTTGTTCATCTTCTACTGGTGCTACATAATCACCTACTAACTCATATCCTTCGGGTATTGGATATAATGGTACAAACTTACCATCTACCATACTTCCAGGAATGTTAACTGTTGTTCCGTCAGGACCTCTATAAGTTTTTACTCCTGAAAATTGTGTTTTACCACTAGGCTGTCCTACTAATGCTCCAGCACCTGGTTGAACACCCGCAGTTTGTTGCCCTTCAAATTCAGCCATGTCATAGACATCACCACCTTGTTGCATCTTTCTCATCATTGGTTCTTCCTCCTCCAATTCTAAATCGTCAATAGTAAAAGGAATATCATCAGGCAGAGTAGCATCCTCTGAATTTCCCATTTGACCCATTTCTTCCATACGTTTAAGACCTGCTTTAGCTTCTTGACGTAATGCCATAAGTTTTTCCAAACCAATAAAACGAACAACGTCAGCAGGAAATACAAATTCGCCTTCACTCAGCATAGCTGGAATGTCATCACGAACCTCCTTTCTTAAAGAACCTGGAGGTACTTCATTGCCTGATTCTTTGTCTACTTCGCCACCTTCATCTAGTAGACCTCCCTCATCAAACATATCCATTTGTTTTGCTTGTGCCATGCCACCCTCGTTAAATCCAAAAAATTTTTTTATGTAATCCGTGATACCTTTCTTTTTTAGTGGATTATCACCTACTAACTCGTTAATTTGATTTTGTATTCTATTTGGGTCATCTAAATATTCTTTAACACCTTGAGTGTATTCTAAATTCTTTTTTGCTGTTTTACTTCCATGATAATTTTTTAAAAAAGAATCTATACTATCTGACTGTTTAAGTTTATCTTCAATGACTAAATCAAAAAGTTTATTATAATGTTTATCGTGGTCTTCTTCAGATATATTTCCTATACCTAATTTACCAAATATTTCTCTATCTTTATCGGTAGTTGTTGTTCTTTTACCATCTTTAAATAAAGAATTTCTATAGTCTAAGTTTAATTTATTTTTACCTTGTTGTATAAATCTTAAAGCATAATCTTTAAATACTTCATCATTAAATCTACTAGGATATCTAGCCATTAAATCTTCAACAGTTTCTTGTGTAATTTGTCCAGGTCCGAAACCTGAAGAAGATGTTCCAACTTTCTTTTTACTTACCCCTGTAAAGAAATAAGGACTATCTATTTTGTCTAAATATATTCCTACTTCTTTTGCTACGATAGCTTTTTTTAAATCTGATTTACTATAACCAAATATATCTTCTTCTACTTTAGGTACTTCTTTAAAATCTTTTGTAAACTTTGTACCTCGTGTTAACTGTTCTATTACAGCAGGAGATGGTTTAGATGTAGGAGTAGATATAAGACTACTAACATCTTTTTTAGATATAGGTAATATATTTTTTTCTTCAGCTTCTGTCATAGGATTACCCATACTCTCATTTAAATCAGCAGTGGTAACACCCGTAGCTTCACCCATTCTTTCTTGATACTTTCTTTTAAAATCACTTATGCTTTCAGCCATTTGTTCTATTTACCTCATCTCGTAAGTTTTTTAATCTACGTAATGAAGATATTGCACCTTGTGAACGATACATCATTACTTGATTATCTGTTTGTTCTAATGACCTTTGTTGTATTTCTATTAAAAAGTCTAAATAATTACTGAGGTGTTCCCAAGTCTTGGGGTTGTTGACCAC